AGGGCGACTCAAACTCGTTACATCTGTTACAAAATCGCCAAACCCCTTGAGCCACAAGGGATACAGCTGTAACAGATGACCTTTTTTATCTGTTACAACTCGTTACAACCTGTTACATGTTGATTTATAAAGTTCATTGCATTTTACAACAACTGATAAATAAAATATTTTAAGTAAAGTGTAACAGATGTAACAGATTATTTTTCAAGTTCACAAAATCTTCACAATTTTTGAAATACGTAAAATTTTTTATTTATGTTATTTCGTTGTGATTTAAAATTATATTCAACGATTAACTAGAATCATTTGTGTTTGATTTGATCTATTACCGATCACGTTAATCTATTAATTTTTTCTATCAATATTATTTATTGACAAAATTTTTATCCGATTTTATTAACTTCCTTATCATATAATTCCTTTAATACATCTTTCCTACCATCTTTGTAACCACGATCGTATTCTTCATGTTCGTCTGGATAAGAACCATTTTTCCAGTCAGTTACTAAATCTGGAATATTTGTCCCTAAGAACTTGGCTATTTCTTCTAACTTCTGGATAGATGTATTTGCATCCGAATTATAAATAATTTTCTGATGACCAACTGCTTTGTATAACGATTCTTTAGTTAATTTCTCTCTAGTTAAAATGTAGTTAATATTTTCATGGATAACTACAGTGATTGGTCTTGATTTGTACATTAATACCACTCCTTATAAACTTCTAATTGTATTGATTAATTGTTCTTGCTTACCTTTCCATTGACGCTTGGTTTTCCGATAATCAAAATGACCGTGATGTTTGTGGAGTTTTCCAGTTTCTTTTAACCCTAATTCACGCTTACGAATCGTCCACGTTAAACCAGTTTTGACATCTCGAACGGCTGCAGTATTTTCATAAATAGCTAATACTTCGACTTCTCTATGTTTGTAACCAAAAGGATCTTCAACGTTAAAAAACACCTTACCTTTATATTTGTAATAATCAGTTTTATTTATCATATTCATACCTTCTTAATTTTAAGTTTGTATACTTTGTTAATTTTGATGAACTTGATTTTTAGATTTAATTAGTTTCATCATTAAACTTACTCCGAACGTGCAATAACATTATTTTGATAAAACAGAGTACCGTCAATGTTTGTTAATTTGCAGTATTCATATCGTCTACCCCATATTTCGCTATATGGTACTTCCTTATTGCTTTCATCAAAATATTTAATGGTATTTGTTCGTTGTCCTCTCCAACATTTAAAATGAACTTTCAAACCGTCCTTAAATAATATTTCGCCTTCTGTATCAAAATTCATGCTTACACCACCCAACTTAAAACCATTAGCATTGTCATACAAATAATTATTGTGATAGTGACGTAACCTACACTTGTTATTAGTTCTAAAAGCCTAACTTTATCTTCATACTCAATCAAATACACAAAGTAGCTTGAAATCATAAACGTTATTCCCAGTATAATCATTCCATTAATAATTAATTCTTTCATTATCTTTCACCCTCACAAGTACGTTTTTTTATTACTCTAAATGACTCAAAATACCAATCGCAACTACTACCGACGCTGAAGCAACACTTACAACTCCGCCTATTCCTATTAGATAAAAGCCTGCTCCATATACACCAGCTGCATCAAGTACGTATCCAGTAATAACTCCAATCATGCTTATTACTGAAATTGTTGTTAATAACAAAACTAAATTCTTTTTCATGCTTTAAATTCCTTTCTTTGTTTGAAAATTGTATACGAATATATTTTCTTTCTAGTTCCCCAAACATTTTTATCTGCATTAATATAGTTACTGATTGTTGTTTGGTTTCTATTGAAATACCTAGCAAGTTCACTTCTGTTTGCGAATTTCTTTATCTCGTTTGTTTCTGTATCAACTACATAAAAGGATTTAGTCCTTCGGTAGTATTCTTCTACAACATCATCTATACCTAATATCTCAGCATTTTTTCTTGTGTAATTAAGCTTGTACCATCGAAAGACTGTTGACGGTGGCACATCATCTTGTATTGCTTCTACCATATCCTTGATATCTTTTTGAGATACCATTGTTTTAACTGATTCTGGCTTTCTGACTTCCAGTATCATTTGCCATGCTGTAGTCAATGATTTAGGTAATTCGTTTATATGATCGTCCCACTCTGCTATAGGTCGCCATCTCTCAAGGCTTTTGATTGCTTCCATGAGTTCCATTCTTGTTCTTCCTCCGTTTCTTCTTCGTTTTCTTCCATTACTTCAATAATTTCGTTTATTGAATGCCTACATTCTGTCTCAACTCTGAATAAAGGCCAATCTTCTGGCCTGTCAAATGCATGTAGTGTATCAAATCCAATCACTCTTACTTTTTCTTTTCCATCTCTTACATAGCCTTTATACGTTACTCCACCATGAACTTCTATATACTCTTCTTTTCCGTCTTTCCAATTTTCAGGTAGTTCTGCATAACCATTTAATCCTAAAAGTGGATTTAAGATTATGAAATATCTAAGTCCTTTATATTTACTTATTTTCAATGGTTCTAAATCAATTGTCCCGCATTCTTCCATTTTTAAGCTCTCCTATCGTTTTATTGTTATACCGGTATAAATACCTTGCCACGCCCTCAAAACGTGTGACCAGCTCAAATCATGTGGATGCAAGGCAGTGTTACAGTCACACACGAAGAATATAATGCACGGAGGATTAACTCCTTCCAAATTTATTTGTAACTGTAACGGTGTATTTAAAAGATTAAGTAGGCTTAATAACCCTATTCGGTAGTAATAATTGCTGAATTGATACATATAAATGTACTTATAATGGAAAGGAAAATTCCACCTACCTTTTCTAATGAATTTTTGTTGTTTTGTAGTTCATCAGCAATATCGCTACCTATGACTTAACGTCCTTTTACAAACGCTAAGCCTATACACTTTTTAATTTCTATTTTCTTTTTGTTACATATCCTTGCTTGATAAGTTCTTCAAAGTATCTTACTTGTTGCCACAAGTAAGGATCATCGTTTGTACTACCTTGCCATGAAGATATGCGACCTATAACGCCCTTTAAAGCTTCAACTGGAAAACTGTATTCTCTAACTAATTCAGCTAATTTGTCTATTGCAGTAACTTTGTTATCCACAACTTATCAACACCTTTCTAAAAATCATCTATTGAGTATCCAATAATATTATCACTTGTTAAATTAAAAACCATCTTCTTATTTTTCCCTGTTTTGCCTTTGCCATAAAGCTCAAGTGCAAGTCCACCACGTTCATTGTTGTATTCACTAACGCTCGAAACATCATTAACTACCATTTCTCTACCATCAGCTAGATAAATTGTTACTTCTTTATGCTTGCTTTTTTCTTTTTCTGGTTTAAATTCGATAAAACCATCATCATAATTGATGTCTGTTCCTAAATTCATCTTGATTCACACCTATCTGATTTTTCTTGAGATTTTATCTAATGTTAAAAATATCGACATCAGCATTAAAGCTATAATTCTCATAGCAATGCTTTCTTTTGATTGTACTAGTTCAATAACTAAACCTATTAGAGTAATATATATAATGATATCTAATATTTTTGAAATCATAGTTTCTCCTTACAGAACATTTATTTCTACATTAACTAAAGTATCGCTTTCGTCTCCTGCATTTCGAATTAAGCTTCCAAGCGTATCATAAGTTCCAAAAATTTGATTAGTAGTTAAATTAACAACTGAATATCCACCATCTACATTATCTGCTATGAGCCATAAAGCGCCAGCACAATTTTTGATTGTGTTGCCTACTTGATATATAGCATTACTACTTTCACTTTCATAATTAATCTTCATCTCTTTCACTCTCCTAAAGTACGTTTATCTCTACATTGGCTAAAATATCACTTTTATCCCCATATTCATTAATTAACTCTTCAAGCGTTTTAAAATGTCCAATAACTTTATCCCTAGTTAAATTGATGAATGCAAAACCGTCTTCGACATCATTTGCAATTAAAAATAAATTATTACTTTTGTAATCTTTGATAACATTACCGACTTGATACATCTCTTTAACTTCAGCTTTGTCTTTTAAATTAATCTTCATTTACTTATTTCTCCTTTCTCATTAAAATGGTGTGTTGTGAGCATCACGCATGAGATTTCCAAGTTTCGTTGTGATGTTTAGCTCAGTTACTAACGTGTCTAAATCTTCAATGTCGCTTAAAACACTGATACGTTGTTTTAGATAGTTAATGTCTGACTCTGTTTGTATATGATCTCTATTTACTTCATCGCTAAATGTTTCTAGTGTTTTTAACTCTTTTAACGTTTTAGTATCACTCAAAAATCTTCGTACCTTGTGTAATGAATAAAAACTAGGCTTAACTTCGCCTTTGAGCCATCTACCAACCGTTGTATCATCAGCTTCAATTTTTCTCGCTAAATCTGCAATTGTTAAATCATTATTTTCTTTGTACTCTTTTAATTCCTTAATTTCTTCAATCAATTCCATTGCTTACACTCCTTTAACAGACTATTTTTATACACCGAATTAAATTAACTCGATTCTACCTAAATGTTTCATAACTATACTTAGGATTTTTCCAATTTTTTCAAAATCAGTAAATCCCAAGTAATCTTCATCTTTGATTTCCCAGTTATCTCTGTCATAACGCTTGATAAGTATGGTTTTGTTTTTGTAATAGATTCGCAACTCGTCTAATAATTCTTCATCAAAATCAATATCATCATCGTAGTTGTCTTTAAGGTCAATAGCGTCAATTCTCAACCCTTCACGTAATCCGTAATCATCTGGAAATTCACTATCTAGCTCCTTAAGCATATTGAGCATGTTTTCATTCATAATCATCATAACTAGATCTCCTGTTAAATCATTTTTTCAGTGCAATTTTTACAATTTTTGCACCGATTAATTACACTAAATCTGCATAAGCTAATAAATATTCTCTTAATTCTGATTCGTCTTTCATTCTGAATTCGTTAAAAAACATACCACTTTTTGAAATATGAATTTCACTTTTAGCCATACCACCAGGAATTGCTAAAATATATGGATTATCTAACTTACTACCCTTTTCTCGTTCTAAGAATATAACAAAGAAATCAACTGGATTTTCTTGTTTATGTTTAGTTCTATTTCCATGAGCGCACCATTCTTCATTACCTGTTTTTCTAATATGAATACTAGAATACTTAACGTCTATTCTTAGTTTCTTTAGGTTAAAGTCATAGTCTGGATGATTTCTAACCCAGTAATCATTTGTTGAAATTGCTTCTGGAAATATCTCACTAAATTTCTTCTCAGCTAATCCACCAAATCTAACATTTGTTGAACCATAATCGATCTTATCGTTAATCTTTAATACTCTAGCCTTAGCTAGCGTCAAATGTAAGATACGCTTATTCATCTTGAATTTAGCTGCCGTTTTCATGAAATTTCCTGTTTCTTGATAATATCCTATTATTTCATCAATACTTGCCATCTTTATTCCTCCCAGTGAACTCCTAACAAATCAGCTACTTCTTGATTTTTAGGTAACTCAATTACTTCTGAAAATCCTAAATAATTATCTGTATCATTTCTGATAAAAAATGCTCTAGTAGCTTTTCTTGATAAGCAATCACATTGGGCTATTGACCCATTCATTCCACGAATAGACATGTTAAAAATCAAAAATGGAATTGCTCTATCTGATAATTCTTCTGCTTGATACCAATATGCTCTTGGATCATAGGTAAAGGTTGGAGATGTTAAGAACTTAATTAGTGGATTATCAGTTTCTGGACGCTTGTATAAAGGATTCTTTAATCTATCATTCCACCATTTAGCAATTAGCATTGAGCCAGTACCTGCTGCAGGCTCGTAATAAGTACTCTTATCTTTCCCAACTAATTGAGCAACTAGATTTGAAATTGAACTAGGTGTGAAATCTTGTTTCTTTGATTTCCTTTCAGCTTGTTCATCGCCAAAATACTCTTGAAACCATTCATAACTCATATCAGTTTCGATTTCTAAAAACTTCTTAAATGTCTTTTCACGCTTTTTAGGGTCTAACATTAAATTCATCATTTTTGTTGGAGCTTTAAAAGCGTCGTCTATTTCTAAAATTTTATTAACTGTCTTTACATCAAATTTCATTGTCATTCTTATTAATACCCCCTGTACATTCCACTAGCACGTCTGCATGGTACACATATCAAATCACTAGGATAAACAATCGAATCAACCTTATATGTTTTGATTTCTCCACATTGATGTTTGACTGTCATTTGTTGTTTTTTGTCATCAATATTTATTAATTTCCATTCTGGATTTAAATCAAGTGCTTTTAGGGCTTTTACTTTGTCATTATCATAATGACTTGGTAAACCATATCTACACCTACATTGTGGTCTAGTAATCAAAAGAATTAAATTACCTTGAGTAACATACCTTTCTTTACCACATCTCCTACATTTAATTTTGATTTCATCTTCAAAAGTTTTACCTTCGTCAAGAATTTCCCAGTATTGAGAATTTTCTTTTAATACTTTTAAATTCAAGGCTTTGATTTTACGTTTCTTACATGCAAAACATACTGGTTCTTTTTCACTTAGTATCTTTTCCATTGTTTTGTATCCTCTGCTTAACGTGTAATCTCCACATTTATGTTTAATCTTTACGAATCTTCTGTCGTGATAACAGATTTTCCAATCTGGATATTTCTTGATTAACTCTTTTGTTTTAGCTAGCATGTTGTCATATTTAGCATTCCTAGCACATACCTTACATACATCGCTAAAACCATCTCTTGTAATATTAGATAAAATCAGTTCTCTTTGATGACCACATTTTTTACAAGTTATTCTGATTACGCTAGATAAGCCTTTGTGATCTTTGAAAGTAAAATCAAACTCTGGATGTTTCTTTCTAATTAATTCAAGTCGTTCTACAGCATGAACTTTCAACTTTTCAATTCTTTCTTTAACTTGCAAATCCAAATAATAAGGAACATTACCTTGAATTGGTTCTCTAAATCCTGTCATATTTTAGAAACACTCCTTACGATTTCTTGATTATCTCTAACCTTTTCTGTTTCTAATCTATGAATATAAACTTCTCTAGTTACCGTATCGTCAACGTGTCCTAATCTTTCAGCAACAGCTCTACTATCAATACCTTGACTAACTAGATATGTAGCATGTTCGTGCCTTAAACCATGAACAGACATAACTGGAACTCCTGCTAGATTACAAGTCCATTCCAGTCTTTTATTAAGTGTTGAATTATACTGGAATCCTTTGATTGAACCAAAAATACTTTCATCTTTATCAGCACCTTTAGCGTTCCTATGAAATAGATATAAAACCATTTCATCTACTGGAATTGTTCTAACTGAATATTTGTTTTTAGTCGTTTTGAATCTTCTTGCAAAATCACGATCTCCACCATGATTTTTATAATCTAAGGTTTTGTTGATAGATATTGTTTTATTTTCAAAATCAATATCTTCTAATGTTATTCCTAAAATTTCAGCGTATCTCAATCCTGTTTTCAGTAAAATCAAAAAGAAATTAGCTGAAGATGAATTTAAATGTTTTAAGGTATCTACTAACTTCTTCATATCATCAAGTTCCATAAACTTGGCTTTTTTCTTTCTAGTGATACCTTTAGGAATTTGAGCGTCATAAGTAACATCTCTGTCCGTTAATCCGTCAACGTTATAAGCACGTTTTAAAGCCCAAGCTAATTGATGATGGAAGTCTACTGTAGTAGCTTTTTCATGAGTCTTACCAAACTCATTTAAAATTTGTTGATAGTCATTTGCGTTCATGTCTTGTAAATACAAGTCGGGACAAATTTTCTTCAAGTGTCTATGTGACAAACAATATTTATCGTATGTTTTATCTGCGACTTGATTAAGCTTATAAGTATCTACCAAATTTATGAAATAATCAGTGAATAATATTTTCTTTCTTCGACCCAACTCAATCACTTCCTAAATTCTTAGTTATCTTTTGATCTAACTCAATCTGAGCTACTCTAACTTTGAATAATTCTGGCGATTCTGAACGTAAACTTTTAATATTCATTGCACCGTTCACACTCTTTTTAATACAAGCCAAGTTATTAATATTTAGGTTTGACTTATCTCCATCTATGAATGTGATAATATATCCTTTTGGTAATGGACCGTTATGTTGTTCCCAAATATGCACTTGCTTAGGTTTCCATTTTTCATATCTAGAACCATCCATTTTTACTTTAACCATCACATATCCCTTAATTTTAAATTCACTACCTAAAGGTTTTTCATTATGAACACTATGTCCTTTTTTGAACCAATATTTTTTAGACTCAGGACTTACTAAAATACCATTACGAATATTACGTTGATAGCATGCATTTTTCATAGCATCCATAGACCAAGCAAAATCAGGGAATTCTTTTTGAAATAACTCAAATACTTCTTTCCACGGTCTACCTGGAACATTGACTTTTAACCAATTAATTATCTTTGGACTCAATTTTTTTGACATTTTTAACCTCCAATACTTCAGGAGTTTTAACATCTCCAGTCAAATCAGCTCTTAATTTCATAACTCTAAATTGCAAATCAGCACTCTGAATAAGTTTATCTGACACATTACTAATGGCTTTAGCTCGTTTTAATTCTTCGTCTAGATTTAAGCTATCATCATTCAAACGTTCTAATTGTTCAAACAAAACATTATTCAAATCTTCCATTTTATTTCTAACCATATCATCAACTCCATTAACTTTAATTTAATATCGATATTAAGCGGATAACGGGACTCGAACCCGCACTTCCAGAATGGGGAGTCTGGCAGTCTACCTTTTAACGTATACCCGCATAATTACCACTCAAATGTGGTAATATCTGTTAATTACTTCAATCTTTCAAAAAGTGTTTTTGATTCTCTAAGTACATCAGCTTGTAATCTTCTTGCCTCTCTAATTTCATCAACATATCTAGTTGTATTAAATTTGTAATAAGGTAACTTTAGTTGTTCTCTAGCACTTTTGAGTAAAAATATCGCTGCATCAAGTTTTTCTTTATCGTTCATCTTGTAAATAATATGTCCCTTCTATTAGTTCGTATTCTTCAACATCAATTGATTCTGGAAAATAGTTAGATTCTCTACTTCGTCCAATTTGTTCTGCTATTTCATCAGCATGTTTTTTAGTTGAGTAAATTCCGATAATGTTATGAAACAGATCAGTTCTGGTATGCCATATTTCAACATCTGTACTATATCGGGTTCCGGTTACTACGAAAATTTTATTCATCTTCTGCATCTCCTTGTCTTATATTTTTCCCGTAATTCATCTTGATAAATCATAAAATCAAGGTTACGTTTGGTGTAAATTAAACTAAAAATTATACAAATTTCTGCAAAAAACATACCTAATATTTTTAAATCAAAGAAATAAGCTATTTCCAAAAATAAAGTTACTCCGCTTGCAAATGTAGTAATACCAATTAAAACTGATAATAATTTACTTACTATCTTCATCTTCTAGCTCCTTTAAAGTCCAAGATTTTGTGATGATGAAGATATCACGTAGCGGTTCATATTCATCAATAACAACATCTTCTGAATTAGCACTATATTTATAAAGTTTTGCTAATTGAATAGCTGTTGTTTTAAAAGGTGTCATAAATAGTGTTGGACCTTTTCTGATTTTCAAAATATTAATATCTATGAGATTCTTCATTCGCTTTTGATTTTTATCTGATACGATGTAAACTTTACTCATTATCTAATGCCTCCATTACTCCTCTTCCTTTATATAAATTCTGATTACTTTGCCATTAACTCTCGATGATTTGCTCGTTAAGTTAAAATGTGATGTTATTTGACGACTAAAACTAATGTTAGAAACTGAATTTAAACCATTTCTCAAACAATATTCTGTATATAATTTATAGACATCTTTAGTTGGTTGATTTAGATAATCAGTTTCTTCTAAATCGTCAAAGAACCCTAAAATTGGATTATTTTCGTATTCGTATTTTTCTAATTCTCTATCTGCTAACTCTGATTTAGTGAATCCATTATTTTCTAAAATACGATGCAATGCTTCTATTGATTTAACAATTAGATATTTAATTGCATTTTCTTGTCTTAAATCATATTTAATATATGGTTTGTAGTCTGGATCTTTAGGAGAAAATGTAGCATTAAATGGAACAATAACCATTCTGCGATTCAATGCTTTGGTATCTGAACCTTTCCCAAGTCTTGGTATTGAATTGGCAGAAAATAACAATTTTGAGTAATTTTCAAACATAAAAGGATCTAATCCTTTACGTTCAGCCGTAACAGCTTCACCAGTAACTAACTTTTTTAAAATTGATGTATCTTTAATGTAGGAATCAGAAATATCATCGCCAATATTTGCTAATTTTCCAGCCAATTCACTGGTTTTAAATCGTTGATCCAACTCAGACACATCTAAGGATGAGATATTTTTACTACCTAACAGGGTTCGTATCATGTCTAAATACGTTGATTTACCGTTAGCACCTGAACCAGTTAAAATAAAGAATTTACCCAGTTCATTTCTGCGATAGAATGTATATGCAATAATTTCATACAACAAATTAACCAAATCACGTTGATGACACGCTAGTTTATCCATAATCTCATCAACCAAAGAACATTTAGCACTAGGTTCATAATCATAATCAATTTTGTTAGTAATTATGATATTAGGAGTGTATGGTTCTAATCTTTTTTCTTTGATATTATATACACCATTTTTGAATGCTATAAAATTAGCATCTTGTGAACTGTAATTTTTAAGACTTTTAATATCAATGTACGATAGAACTTCTTGACGATTAGAACGCCTAATACTTGGTAGAATTTCAAGCATTTTACTTTCAATAATTTTAGTTCCAGCAACATATACACCGTCATCATAACTATGTAATTGACCGTTGATTTGTTTAATGTTTAGTTCTGAAATCAGATAATCTCCAAACAGATTAGGACTAAATTTACCGTCAACATAAAAGACTTTTTTGTTAAAAGCTTCATCTCTAGTGATAGTTTCTAACTCTTCTACAGGTAATGGATCTTCAAAAATATATTTGTTGATTAACTTGAATGTTTTCTTGATTTCTTCTTTAGACAAGCCTTCACTTTGCAGCGTTAAAATATATGGATAAAGGGTTTCATTTCGTCCATCTCCTGAACGTAAATTATCAATTTTTATCTTTTTAGAATTACGTTTACTTAGTGGACGTAACCAATAAGGTAACTCCCCTAATTCATCTCCAGTTAAAGCTATTTCTCTTTCTTCGCCATTGATTTTCAAAGGTTCAAACGTTGAATTATAACCATATTTAACATCTGCTACTAATCCTATTGGTAATAACAATTTAGTTCCATTACGTTTATTCTTGTTAGTGTTTTTAAAATAGAAGTGAACCCCATGTTCTGTAAATCTTGCGATGCAAGGATAATCTAGGTCATCTAAGATATCTAGTAACTTATCTGAATCTTCGATGCTATCAACATCAAGCATGATAATATCTTCTGCTAAAATCCCACCATAAGAATCAAACTTTTTTACGTTATCCAACGTACGTAATTTTTCATCTGGAACATCTTTGAATTTCTCAATCGCCCCCTTTTCATTGGATTTAACGTATCCACGATACAATTTCAATTAACTCACCCCAAACTGCTTCAATCGTTTTTTGGCCATGTCTATATACCATTGTTTATCTAGGTATTCTGGTGCTTTTACATTTTTTATATTGTCGTTAAAAATAAAACATTTCTCAGGACTGTTAGGAAATTTAGCAGGTCTACCAGTAACACAATGAACCTTTAACAATCCACCATCAGTATCTTTTTTGCTAGCAAATGCTCTAACACATCTTTCGTTTAAAATCTCACCGTTTAACAACAAATACTTATATTTACTGGATAACTTAGCGATCAATTGAAATTGTTCTAAATCATCACAATCATTAATGGTATCTTCTACTGGAATGTTATTGACAAAATAATTAACCAAGGCTGTATTTAAAATTGGTAAATTATTATCCAATGGATTTAGTTTTTTAACATAAGCACCTTTAGTTTTGACGTGTCCATCAGTTCCAATCATGACGTAATTATTAACGTCTTTTTGGTAAACACGTTTAAATTCAGTAAATTCTAAACTCAAATGTGTTCGTTTCTCCCACTCCCAAGCGATATCATCAATTAAATCAAAGTCATCTTCACTTCTTAACTTAACCAAAACACCATCTGTATTTGATTGAGTAATTTCACAATAAGGTTCTAACTTCTCGATCAGATCCGTTAATAGTAGTTGTCCGTAAATACATACTCGATTTGCTTGTCTTGGATCATATAACGGATTATTTTTATCTTTCATCGCTCCATAAGTTGAGTTAATAACGATTTTTAACGGTGCTTGAAGTGGGTTGCCTTCATGCTTATATTTAACTCGTGTATCATAGATTTCTTTGAATTTTCTTGGGTCTTTGATTGAGCGTGATAATAGTCCGTATTGAATCATTAAACTTGGATACAGACTCGTCACGTCCATATTGATAAAATATCCTTCTCCAAAATATTGTGGTTTAGCTCCATGAACTCCACCCCAAGCATAGATATGTGGGACACCTGCAATTTCAGTTTTTAAAGATTTTGAATAATCACGATTTTCTTGATTTTTATAGAAATCTAAAACTTGAGTGTATTTTTCAATTTTTAGAATATCTGGAAAATCTAAATCAAATTCATCATGATAAACTTTCTTTCGTGCTTCTAAAATAATTCCTGCCATTTGAGCTTTACTCTTAGATAAGTAGGATAAATTCATCTTTTTTGTAGGTAATTTACACAATTGAAGTTGAGCATTAAAATCACTTTGACGATTTAAAAATACTTCCATTGTTTCTTCAACGTCGTGTCTACAATACTTAATAGTTTCGTCAATTTCTGCTTGGGCCAGCTTACGTTGAATATTGAAATCTACGTCAGATTCTTTAATGTTTGAACCCATAAACCCTTCAAGTGACTTCAAACCACCATCACCACGAATCATCACATCGTAGTTAAACATCTTAATTTGTCTGAATAACCTTGACGCTTTCCAACCAGGTACGCCTTTGTTAATAATCATGTCTGAAATTTCGTAAGGATTAATATCACATAATATTGATTTATGTATCCATTGATCGTAATGATTGTTGTTGTAACCAACCCAAATACAATTTTCATGTTCTTGATGAAACTTCTTTAATTTTTCAGAATCATTAATGATTACTGTTTCGGTTTTAGTTTCAGGATCTTTAATAACGACTAACCAATCGTATTTAAAGACTTCATAGTCATAAAAAATCAACATGTTAAACACCTCATTTAACTTTGACTGTTATTACTAACAGCTTATCGACCTTAACGGAATCGAACCGTTATAAAATCAAACCAGATAGGTCAACCTTTCCTTAGGAGAGTAAATTAATGTAGCATTCCTGGTTTACAGAAAAATGCATTATCCCTAACCCGCCCACCACATAATTAACGATTAATCATCATAAACTTCTTTGATTTCAAACGTTGGATAACCTTTTTTAGATTTTCCATATTTCAAGCGATACTCTAACCCGTCAGAATCAAGATCATCAAAAATCTTATTGATTAATTCTTCATATTGACTGAAAGTTTTAAATTCAACATCATTATCAGTACCTAATGAACGTAAAAATTCATTTACAATGTGAATTTGAAAACCTTTAGTAATTAGTTGATTCATGAAAATTTTAGATCCCTCGAAATCTCCTTCTAAAATGTTGAACCAAACTGTAACCATTGGATCTCCTTTTTTGGAAGATGTACATTCTAATTTCTCAATTTCAACCTCATAGTCTCCAGTTGGTACTTCTCGATATTCTCCACTTCCACCATTTTCTGTTGCTTCTTTAACTTCATCTCTCAATGCTTCGTTATCAAATTCTTTGTCAAATTTAGTCCAATTACTCATGTTTTAAGTTCCTCCTAAAATTAATCTTCTTCGACTTGTCGTGTTCTGCGACGACGTCTTCTTGGTTTTTCTTCCTTAGGTTTTTCCTCAGTATCTTCTGCAGATTTTTCTACATCGGGATCTTCTACAGGTTCTTCACGTTTTTTACGTTTACGTGTCTTTGGTTTTTCTTCCTTAGATTTTTCTTCAGTATCTTCAATTTCTGCTTTTTGAGTTTCTTCTTCGTCAACATCTTCAATTTTTGTTTGTTTGCATTTTTTAGGTTTATTAGTATCAACTAATGATGTATTGTAAACATCAACCAATTCATCATAATTTAAGTTAATTGAATCAACTGATAAATCACTCAATCTACCACCACCGAATTGAGTCGTGGTAGTTTTAAAACTTAAAATATGTTCGTTATCTTCAACAACTACTCGACAAACTAAATCAACCATACCAGCAATTTTATTTGCTACCTTCTCTTGAATGTTGGGTTTAAAGGTCGTCAACTTAGCACCAGCACGACTTAAAATATCCTTAGTTGAATCTTCGTGAGAAATTAGAACAATGTTTTCATAATCTAAATTAGTTACTCTACGCATAGTTGATAGAAATTCAGTTCTAACTTCGTCCCAAGCCTTGAATGGATCGTCTGATTCATGTTCAATACCTAGTTTGTCATACATATATAAACGACAAGATTCATATAAGTCTTCCACCAAATCAACGACGATTGTCTTAAAATCGTTGTCTTTCTTTTCCAATTCGTCGATGTATTCTTTGAACACTTGCCAAGCAAATTTACGACTTGTTCTTCTACCAGTAGTTGTAACTTCATCTTTAATTGGTACCACTGGAGCGTCTACATAACTTGTGTTTCCATCAGTATTTAGCATTAATGGATCTGGAAATTCATTAGCAAACGTAGTTTTTCCAGTAAATGGAGCGCCATAAATCCATAATTTTCTACGTGTAACTTCTGTTAATATTCTACGTTTATTTTCAGGTAATGTAACCATGTTGTATGTCAATCCTTTCTCAACATAATCTCGATAAGGGCTATATTTCCAAAATGGATCATCTTCATTTAAAGGAAATTCAGTAGCTTCTGACATATGTTTAGCAGCTGTCAACCATTCAATAACCTTATTGGGATTATATTCAACATCTTTAATTTTTATTTGATAATCTTTATTAATTGCTCGTTTTAATCGTTGTCTGAATTGATATTCAGATTCTGTTTTCTTTTGCTTTAATCTAATTTTTGGAATGAAAACATATCTAAGATGTTTTACTTTTCTTCCAGTTTGTTCAAAGTAGTATTTGTACAAATGAAGTTGAGCTGACTTCATATAATTATCGATTGAATTTGAATATTTAAAATCATAAATATCAAACGTTCCATCATCGTTTTTAACCAACATGTCAATGAAACCAATATAATCTTGATTGCTAAGCGTTACTTCATAAAATCCATATTCAGGTAATAAATCCAAAACTTTCTTAGATAACAACTCAAGCTTGATTGCTTCTTCGATGTGTTTGTCATTAATTAATGGATATGACATGTAATACTGTTGAATTGCATTTTGATTTTTTTGAATTAGTTCATGCATCGCAGTCCCTAAAATTAATGGATCAGTTGGCTCAAAATCTGGTAATGTATCTAACTTTTCAAGATACCTGAGTTTATATTCAAGTGGATTTCGCTCAAATGTAGATACTCTGGAATATGAGAGTTGCAAGCTAACATCACCTCAACAATCTTTTTAAAAGTATCAAACCCTTGTGGATATAGGATTAATCCAATACCATTAGTTTGATTAATCAATTTTGTATTTCTAATTTGCAATTCACTAGGTTGTCCTCGAATATCCTTTAATTCGATACTCAAGAAGAAACCGTTAATGTTGCAGATTAAATCAGGAATTCCTCCTGATTGAAATCCACCACCCCAAACTTTGAAGAACCAACCGTTATCTTTAATGGTCTTATCTTGTTTTTTAGTGTTATTCTGGTATATCCCTTGACTCTCTAAGTATTTTTCAACCTTTTTTTCAAATCGTTTTTCTCCAGCCATTACTTCACCTTAATTCGTACATAACCCTTGCGATTAGTTACCTTAGGATAATCATTCAACAACATATCGTATTCTTCAGGTTCTTTTTCTTTAAATGTTTTCAAGTCAACACTTGTTGATTGAGTTGGAGCAACATAAGTAACTTTTACGAAGTCATTATCGATTGATTTAACGTTATATTGTTCCATTTGCTTTACTAATTCATCTTTATATTTCTTCTGTTTGTCTTGAAGTTCCTTAATACTATTCTCTAATAACTTTAGATCCTTGAATAACGCAATGTTGCTTTGTTCAAATCCTGTTAATTCGTTCATTCTTCTATACTCCTTATTTGAATATTCCAATTTTTACCTACACTATGTCCTTTTACTGCTGGAACCTTAATTTCATTAACCATAGAACCTTTACCAGCCTTAATTAATGAATCTACTTTTCTAGTCCATTCTCGTTTTTTCTTAATGTATTCAGTCATAACTGTTAAAATTTCATCTTCAGTCATTTGAAACTCTTCTCCATTAATCAAAATCACTTTTAAAGAGTTCATCAGTATAATCTCTCCTTTCTTTTAAAGCTCGATAAATTCGTTCTTCTACTGACTTTTCAACAATTAAGTTGTAATAGAAACACGATCGTTCCTGTCCAATGCGATGTATTCGTTTCTTAGATTGCTCATACAACTCTGATTGTTGTGGTGGAGTAAAATAAACAATTTTATTAGCTTTTTGTAAATTCAAACCCATTGATCCAGCTTGATACTGAATTAAGGTAATTGAATTGTCCTTAGTTTCATAATTGGTTAGATTTTTAGTCTTACCATTGACAATTGATATTGGACGTATTTTGTTTTTAGCAATTTTGACAATCTCATCTAACTCACGTTCAAAATTGTAAAAAATTATCAATCTATCTTCTGTTGAATCAATCAGATCTGATAATCGATCTAATTTTTCTTTAGAATACATACCTGACAATTGCCTTAATCCTAGGAGATAAGTTAATGCTGTATCCCCTAATAATTCTTGATTATCAAATTCTAAGTACTTATCTTTTAAAAATTTCCGATAATTACTCGATTGTTTAACCTTAATCGGTATGAAATTTTGTTCTGGCAACTCAAAAACATCTTCTGTTTTCATGAATACAGCTCCATGTTCTCTAAGTTTCCTTTTTAACCGCTGCACATTTTTATACGGATGATCTTTATTAACAACTTTAAATTTCTGAATTCCTAAATACATGGTGTCCCAATTTACATAAATCTTGTTGTATTTAGATTTAGTAATATTCCAGCCCAATAACTGAGCTTGACTCCATAAGCGTTCATATTTACCTGATGTTGGAGTACCAGATAATAAAATAATGTTGTCTGGATGCATTTTTAAAATGTATTTAGTACGTTTAGTTTTTTCATTTTGAATCATGGAAGATTCATCTAACATCAATGTAAAATCATGTCTGAAAACTGATTTGAGATCACGTCTGAAAACTAAATCGTAATTAATAATCAAAACGAATGGTCTTAACTTTTCATAACTATTTAATACTTGATTCAATTGTGTTGATTTAGTACCATCAAAAACTTGATACTTATAATACGTTTTGAAGTGATTGATCCACATAGGAATCAATGATTTTTGACAAATTAATAAATTAGCTCGTTTATTCAATTGATGTAACTTCTCAGATCCCACAAACGTTTTACCAAGACCCATATCCAAGTAGTAAGCTACTTTATTCATATCTTTTGTTTCTTCTAAAATATCTTCTTGATGTTTAAATAACTTAATCTTGAGCAAGTCTTACCACACCCTTTCAAATACTCCCAATTACATGATTTTCATCACCAAAACCTGGTAAACGATATGGTGATGTCAACACTTCTAATTCATCATTTGAGAAATATATTGGCTTGAGTGAATTATCATATCCAACTTGAATGTCTGTAATTTGTTCGTTGTACAGCATTACAAATAAGCTCTCAATCATTTTAGTGTTAGTTGCAAATTCAATATTTGGTATGCTATAATAGCTATTGAAATGGTATTTAGCATTATCGAAAACCCCATAAACATCAGGTCTGATGATCATGATGTTTTCTTTAAAGCTAATTTTTGCAATTTTACATTGATGATTTATTGATTGAAACATTTGTTTTATTGGTTTAACTGGTAAGACAAATGTTTCTTTTTTATCTTGATTCTCTTTAAATAACTTCTCAACAAAATCTTGTTTCTTATCGTCTTTGATTTTTTGATCTAAATTACTATGAATCTTGACTAAACAGCCACCGTAACCATACACAAATGAATCTTCTGTAACATACTCAGTCCATTGATTAAATCTTTTATTTAACTTCTTCAATTTGTTTACATGACTTTTGAAATTCTTAATCCCTATCATCTTTTACATACACCTCATAACTTCCACAAAACGGACAATAATTGACTTCTCCAATACCATTTATTTCAAAAACTCTAGAACAAGCGTTACAAACAAACTTACCGATTACTTCCATCTTCATCACCCCAATTCCAAAAAGTACCATCTTCAATCGCATCAACCATTGGAGCTAACATCAACCCCAGAAAAATTCCTACAATAAGAATTGCTAAATTAATCATTTTATTTCCTCCTCATCTTTGCGTATTTCCGTTAAAGCCACTAACGATAAAGCAAACCAAAATACGAAACCAAAGCCTATATATAAGTGACCCATTCCAAAACTTAGACCACTAAAGAAAATTGCTACTAAAGAACTTAAATTTATAAAACCTTTACCCACACTATTCATTACTTATCACTCCTTACTTTATAAATAAATCTTTTAACCAATTAACTAATACGAAAACTGATACATAAATCAGGCATCCAATCAAAACTACTAATATAGGTTCCATTCATACCCTTCCTTTCCAATCAATCCTTCTTTTGTTTTCTTCCATCCACTCGCAAGCAGACTTGGCAAAAATCATTTGTTTCTTACCTTTCCCACCGTGTGGATTTAAGCACCAACCACCTTTATCAAAATCAATCTCATCAGCAAATGGTAAAATCACATAGCGTCTTACCCACTCTGCTGACTTGTTCGAACAACAATGTTTCCTAAATTCATTGATATCCCAAGTTACACCTTCAAGTGATGTTTTGAAAATCTGATTGATAACATCATTTAAGTAATTATGATTAATGTTTACTTGTAATGCTTCCATTTAAATCACCTTCCTTGTAATCAGGAAACACAATATAAGCATGACTATTTAATCTTTCTGTAACGTGTTCTAATACGTATTTTGCTTGATTAATATTGAAATTATATCTATCGAAAGTTTCTAAAATCTCATCTTCACAACCTTTAAATTTCTTAGTATTGATAAACATTTATAATCACCTACTTATTTTGAAACAATCCAAGAATTGCAGAAACCAATGCAACAATTGACAAAAAAAAAGCTAAATTATCCATTTAAATCATCCTTTCCAAACTCTGATAAAACGTATTGTACCTTTTAGATTATCTTCTACGGAATCGCCATATCTTTCAGTGACAGCTTCATATAGTTTTTGATAATCTGTTTTCTTTTGATGAATTAATTTTCCTGTTACTAATTCATAACTAGATTTCAAAGATTCTTCTTTTAACTCTTCGTCAGAAGTTAAATTTGCGATCTTATATAATAAGTTTGCTCGTTTCAAATCATCTGTTGATTGATTCAGAACTTGTAGTGATTGATTTCTAATCTGCTCTTCCATTTTGTTGAACGCATCAATGTACTTTAATTTGAATTCGTCTACCTTACGTCCTGTAAATCCCATTGCAATGAATGTAAATCCATCACGATTAAGGTAATACATTTTTCTTTGTTCACCTTTTTTGTCTGTATAAATTCCTTCATAAAACATCCTTTTATAACGAGCTTGATTTTCAGCTGATTCAATTTTTGCTTCAATTGCTTGAATTACATTTTTATGTTGTTTTTCAAAAACTTCTGCTAAAACCAAGCTTGTTGTTACAGCTTGCTTATCGTGCATGATCACCAATTCGTTCATTTCAATTCCTCCTTATTTAATTCTTAAATCTGAAATGATTTTTAAAATGACTCGATTTCCTCTAGGTGTTATCTTTCGCCCAGTTAAAAAGTCGGACATGTCTTGTTTTTTAATACCGTACGCAACAGCTAATGAGGTAACTGAAATGTCATTCTCTTCAAGGTACTCCACAATCTTATCTCTACCTGCCTTTGTTTCTGGCACTTTAATCACTCCTTTCTTAATCCCTACCCACCCTATTAAGTAAGCTATTAAGTAAGTTTTAAATAGAACATTTTTATAAAAAATATTGACTACTGACCCACAATAATGTACTATTAAAGCGTAGTTAATAAGCACAACAAATAAGACTCATAATCAATCTTGGCGGAAATAATTATGTTCATATCGTTGCTTATTAACTGACAACTTAACTTACAAGAAATAGTATATCCCATAATAATGTGATAGTCAACAAAATTATCCAATTATTTTATACTTTTTTCTTGTCTAGCTTTTTTGGAAAGGACGATATTGCTATTATGACAATACTTGAACGTATCCAGGAGCTTGCAAAGAAAAGAGATATTACTCTAAAAGAATTATCCTTAGAACTTGGTTTTAGCAAAAACTACCTATATTCTCTAAAAACGCAAGCTCCTTCTGCTGATAAACTATCAAAAATAGCTGATTATTTTGGGGTATCTACGGATTACTTGCTTGGCAGGTCTAGCGATAAATACGACTTATCACCACAAGAAAAAATAGATATAGGCATTGAAGCTGAAAAAATGATGAAAGGACTGAATGACGAAGGTTCTGTAAATTTTTATGGAGAACCCATGAGTGAAGAAGATAAAGAAGCTACTTTATCAGCTCTAAATTTATTAATGACTATTAACAGAAAGAAAGCTAAGAAAAAGAAAGATATGAATTAGGCGGTGATTATGTGACATTAAAAGATGACGTCAATTCATTAGTTGAACTTTATGGAACTTGTGACCCAGAAACTATACTAAGAGAGTTAGGTGTATCTGTTTGCAATACAGACTTACTACCGCCTAGCACTTTGGCGATGAAAGTCACAAGCGATGAAGAAACAACAATAGGTATTTTAGACAACCTATCTGAGCACACAAGAAAATTTGTTTTAGCTCACGAACTAGGGCATGTTGTAGAACACGCTAATAATTCTACTACTTTTTATAGGGCTTTTATGTCTGGGTACGATATACCTAAGATTGAAGCAGAAGCTAATAGATTTGCTTTCTATTTGCTATTGAGTGGTTTAGAACTAAATGAGTCGTTTAATAAATATGATTTTGTTAGATCCTATGGTTTGCCAGAAGAATTAGCCAGGTTTGTGAATATTTAAAAACGATACATAAAAATAAAGGAGTCATCATTATGATTTTGCCGTTAAGAATACTAATGTTTTTACTTATGTTAGCCATTGCCTATTTCATATTTAGATGGAATAACAATAACTTTAAAAAGAAACGTTGGTATGCATTAGCTATTATATTTGCTTTAGCTAGTTTTGGAGCATTAGGAGATACTCCAGAATCTAGACATCAAGAAGCAGTTGAAAGTAGCAAAGCAGAAAGTTCTTCAATTAAAGAATCAGAACGTAAAGAGAGCATTTCTATCGAAGAAGATGCAAAATCTTCAAGTTTATCAGAGAAAAAAGCTAGTTCTATTAAAACTAAGCAATCATCTGCTAAATCATCTGAAAGCAGCTCTAAGAAAATCCCAAGAGAATATGTTTCTGCTTTGATTAAAGGACAAGGATATGCTGATAGAATGTACATGTCTAAAAAAGCTATTTACGATCAACTCACATCAGATTACGGTGAAAAATTTTCTCCTGAAGCTGCTACTTATGCTATTAACAATATTAAAGCTAATTGGAATAAAAATGCATTGCAAAAAGCTAAAGATTATCAAGAAGAACAAAACATGTCACCGGATGCAATCTACGATCAATTAACTTCTGATTCTGGCGAACAATTTACTCCAGAAGAAGCTAATTATGCAGTTCAGCACCTTGATAAATAAAATTCAAAGGAGTAATTAAAATGACAAGAATGTGTTTAATAGATAATGAAAAAATAGGAATGATGACGAATTCATTTAAAACTAAGGACGGTAATGTTTTATGTGTAAAACACGCTGAAGCACTTGGACTAACTCCTAAAGATGTTTCAGAGTCATCAACATCAGATATTCAAAATAGTTTCAATGATTTAATGAGTGCCATGAGAAAGTTCAATATAACAGATATCAATCAGTTATCTAAGAATGAACGTAAATCTTTAGCTTATTTAGCTAAAAGAAATCTAAACAAGTTATCTCCAGATATCTATAAACAAGTTGAAGATATTACAACTCAAATAGCAGGTAATAGATTAATGCTATTAGGTTTAGGGTTACAAGGATCTACTCGATCTCTAACCCCTTCTTATTTGGCAGCTATTCTAGAACAAAATTGGATTTTAATCAGACAAAATGAACAAATCATTGAGTTATTAAAAAATAATAATCATTAACATATTAACAAAAAGTCGTACACTTAACTCATGTACGACTTATTTAATATACTGATAACCATATAATTATTTTAAGAATATTGTTTTTACAAAATAAGCTATAACAGGTAAAACAATACCACTAGTTAATAAAGTGAATTCCAGGAAAGAATTCTTCAATGTAACTTTAAAAGAAATTGAAAAAGAAGTTTTAGATAACTTTGATGCGACGGTTGAATTTACTGAGTACGCTAAAGCTGAAGAATATAGGTGTAGCTTAGAATTGAGTGAAGAATAATCTCAGTTATCAATTTTGAACATTCTTTTATAATTGTTCATGTTTTAACAGAACCTGTATTCTACTTAAGGAGGAACTATTATGACACCGGAAAATTATTTTAATTTATGTAACTTACTTATCAAAACTATCAATGATTTTTATATAAGAGATAGAGACACCCTTCTTTTAAAAATAAAAAATAATGACTTAATAGTAACTTTATCAAAAGAAATTTCACCTCTAATGTTAGAGCAACAAATTGATAATATACTTATGGATATGATTAATATCGGTTTAATTAATGGTAGCGCTACCTCGACAAAGATGGGACCGATTTTTACATTTCGAGGCCTAACTTCTAAAGGTATGGAATATATTAGCTCTATCAATTCGAATACAATTAAAAATAAAATGAAAAAAGCAATACATGATGAAGGATTACCAATAACAATACCTTCTTTACTAAAAGTATTAGGAAAAACAATTTGTTAATCCTTTTATACAATGAAATTTAAAGATCATAATCTCGCCAGAATTGACGGCTTTAAAACCAAGAAAGGAGAACCAGATAAAAATAATAGTAAACCTACTCATATTTTCAGTGGTAATAGAGCTGTACGAATTCCAGAACGAGGAAAAGGACCAGCTCCTGCTCCTAAACCTGTTAAGAAAGATAGCTAGTACCTAAGAATATATATTTTGATTTTCTTTTCAAAGTCTACCAAAATTCTAGAATCTTTGTGCTTTGATGTTTCTTCTACTACTTGCTCAAAACTATATTGATTTTCTGGGGCATCTAAAGGGATTAATGCTAAATCAAAGTAATTATTATCTCCAGATTGTTGATAATCAAGATATCCACACGTTATAAGATTATTATCAAAGTCAAAAACAAATAATGTTTGTATCTTATTTGTATTAAATATGTAATCCCTAGTTTCTCTATTTTCTGCATAACTTTGTCCGAAAATACGTCTAATTATGTTAATTACATAATCTATACCTTTAGCTAACGGTGCAATAATCAAGATCGTACCCACAACATCAAACAATAATACAAGCACAATTGATAAGGCTATTTCATAATTTAGTACAGTCGTTAGGATCCAGTACAAGCTGATATTAATACCTGTAAATATCATTATTTTTTGTTTCTTATCGATTTCTTTATTCGGTCTATCAACTACTACATTAAGTTTCTCAAGGATATTGTAGTTGATATACCCAAAGCAACCAGATGTAATTAAAATCGTTATAATCGAGTATATTAGTTTGTATAATTCATTATTCATTGTCATCACCCAAATTTATTATAGCATACTCAATATGTGGTATAATTGAATTAAGGAAATAACGGTAAGACCGTTAGCTAATAGAGACCCAAAAATCAATATTGGTTATTTTAGAACAGCTGATTCTGTGTATCGTCAGTTGTTCTTTTTTATTACATTGAATTTAACTTGGAAAATAAGCTATCCCAGTTATATCAAGATTTATAGTTGTTGTCAGTTTAATTTGGAAAATAAAAACACCTATCCAAGTCTGTACACTAAATGGATAGGTGCTATCAAGACAGTCATT